TTGATCAAGACATCAAGATTGGGCGTATCCGTAACAGTTTCTCGGTCTACATGGACCCAACAATCCAAGACCCAACAGGCGCAGACGCTAAGTATTGTTTTATTACTGAAGACATCACAAAAGACGAATTTGAGCGCATGTATCCAGACGCAGCGCCCATTACAACCTTGCAATCATTGGGCGTTGGCGATCAATCCATAAGTAATTGGCTAAATGAAGACACAATCCGTGTTGCCGATTATTACTACATTGACTATGACCGCGCTACGCTGAACCTCTACCCTGGCAATGCAACCGCATTCCAAGGCACACCAGAAGACAAAGAATTAAGGGCTTATTACGGCAAACCAATGAAGTCACGCGAGTCTGACCGTCCAAAGGTCAAGTATTGCAAAATCAACGGTTACGAAATCCTTGAAGAGCGCGAGTGGGCAGGCAAATACATTCCTGTGATCCGCATTGTCGGCAACGAGTTTGAAGTAGATGGGCGTTTGTATGTGTCTGGTTTGGTAAGAAACGCCAAAGACGCACAACGGATGTACAACTACTGGGTTAGCCAAGAAGCAGAGATGCTTGCGCTAGCTCCCAAAGCGCCTTTTATTGGATATGGTGGTCAGTTTGAAGGTTATGAGAATCAGTGGAAGACAGCAAACACAACTAACTGGCCATATCTAGAGGTAAACCCTGATGTAACTGATGGTCAAGGCGCTGTCTTGCCATTACCTCAGAGAGCGCAACCTCCAATGGCTTCAAGTGGTTTGTTGCAAGCGAAGGCTGGCGCATCTGAAGACATAAAGTCCACAACTGGTCAATACAACGCTTCTCTAGGAATGGGAAGCAATGAGCGATCAGGACGAGCGATTCTTGCGCGTCAGCGTGAGGGTGATGTGGGAACTTACCATTATGGTGACAACCTTGCCCGTGGTGTAAAACACATTGCGCGTCAATTGATTGACCTGATTCCTAAGATTTACGATACCCAACGGATCGCTCGAATCATTGGTGAAGATGGCGAGACTAAGATGGTCAAGATTAACCCTGATCAGCCACAGCCAGTCAATAAAATTGTGAACCAAGAAGGTATTGTGATCGAGAAGATTTACAACCCTGGCGTTGGCAAGTACGATGTGGTTGCGACAACAGGACCAGGCTACGCCACCAAGCGCCAAGAGGCTTTGGAAGCTATGGCTCAACTTCTGCAAGGCAACCCCCAACTGTGGGCGGTTGCTGGTGACTTGTTTGTCAAGAACATGGATTGGCCAGGCGCTCAAGAGATGTCCAAACGCTTTGCCAAGACCATTGATCCCAAGCTCATGTCTGACGGTGATGATGACCCAATGTTGCAAGCCGCCCAACAGCAGATTCAAGCAATGGGCGCTGAGATGGAACAGATGCACGGCATGTTGGTCAATGTTGGCAAGTCTATTGAGGCACAAGACCAAGAGCGCAAAGACTTTGAAGCCCAAGTCAAGATGTACGAGGCAGAGACTAAACGCATCGCAGCGGTACAAGCGGGCATGTCTGAACAACAAATCCAAGACATTGCTATGGGCGTAGTCGCTGCGGCGATGGAGTCTCAGAACATGATCTACGAGATGCCTGGTCGGGAACAAAACGAAATGATGCCTGAGTCTGCTGAATACCAACAGCCTCCAGAAATGCCACCACAAGGAATGCCAAATGAAATGCGCTGATTTTTTAGGAATCTTATTTTTAGCCCGTGATGTTGCACATTCGGTGCATTTGAACACTCGCAGTTTCAGCAAACACACAGCGCTAAACATCTTTTATGACCGCATTATTGGCGCGGCGGATGATTTTGCTGAAGCCTACCAAGGGCGTCACGGATTGATTGGCCCAATCACCTTGCATTCGGCAAAGAAAACAGCCAACATCATTGAGTTTTTAGAAGACTCATTGGCGGAAATTGAAAACGCTAGATATAGCGTAGTTGACAAAAGTGATTCATCTTTACAGCAACTTATTGACAACATTGTTGAGATTTATCTTCGCACCCTATACAAATTAAGGTTCTTAGCATGACCGTATATCTTTCAGCCCTTGCTGGCGCAGGAGCGCAATTTCTTGACAATAGTGGCGTAATCTTGTCGGGCGGTAAGCTGTACTCATACGCAGCAGGCACTACCACCCCACAAGCCACTTACACTAGCGCGTCAGGCTCTATCGCACACACAAACCCAATCATCCTCAATTCTGCTGGGCGTGTTGCCACAGGTGAAATTTGGTTGACTGCCACTCAAAATTACAAATTTGTACTGTACACATCTACCAATGTGTTGATTGCCTCATGGGACAACATTTCAGGTATCAATGATTTAAATGATTTTGTTGCCAATTTAGCCAATACGTCTAACCCTGCATTGGGCGATGCGCTTGTTGGGTTTAGACAATCTAACTCAAGCGGAAATTTAACGGGTTCTGTTGGACGCACAGTCCATCAAAAACTTCAAGAATCTGTTAGTGTCTTGGATTTTGGCGCTACTGGTGACGGTTTAACTGATGACACGGCTGCAATCAATGCTGCAATTACGGCCATCAATGCCCTTGGTGGGGGAACTGTTTTATTTCCTGAAGGCACATATCTAGTTGGTGATGTGGGAGGTAACACTGCCATTTCTTTGTTAAGTAACGTTACATTGAACGGTAGTGGAATCAACGCAACAATTATTAAGTTAAAGAACAACGGAAATGCACACGTTATAAGTGCCTCAAGCGTAAGTAATGTCGCTATCACCAATCTGACAGTAGACGGAAATAGAGCAAACCAGTCTCTTGGAGTTCACTGTATACGCGGCGGTGATGTTGATGGCTACTTTATTGAAAACGTAGAAGCTAAACAGGCATACGCTTATGGCATCGGATTTCAAACTGGAACCTTTAAGCGCATCAAGTTAAACAATATCTATGTCCATGACACAGGTCTAGACGGTATTGACTTAAAAAATAAAAATAGCGATAACGAAGATGTGCAATATTCCAACATTACTGTGCGTCAATGGGGGCTAGACACCACAGCAACCGTTCAAACGTCAATGGACATTCGTGGAGTAGCTGAGTTAGTCAACATTGATGCTCGAAACCCTGGCAACAACACTTGTGTTGGAATTCGTTTCCGTCAAGGCGAAGTTGGCGATGTCAATGGTCTTGGCGGTCACAAATCTAGCCTGACAAATTTCTTTGTTGACATGGGCGCGACCACCACCTCGGTGGGATTGAACATTGTTGCAAGGGATATAACTGTTAGCAACGGTCATATTCAAGGCGGCTTGTTTGGTGTCTCTGTTCAAGATTCTGGCGCAAGAGTATCCCAAGTAACTGTAACAGGCACTAGCGGTAGAGCGTGGATTCTTGATAATCAAGGTAGTGGATTAGATGCTGATGATTGCGTGCTAACTGCTTGTCATGCACATGATTGTGCGGCTCAGGGGTTTACTATTAGAACGGATAGATGTCAACTGATTGGTTGTTATTCATACAGTAACGACCGAGGTATGGTTATTGAATCAACCGCTGATAACACAAGAATTATTGGTGGTGACGTTACGCGTAACACTACATCTGGATTGACTACTTCAGGTACAAACGATTCAATTAGAAACGTCAATGGGTTTGTCAATGAAGTTACTCTCATATCTTCTAATTTGGCTATTGACGCAACAGGAAGCAAGGCATTTACGATTGCTCACGGAATGAGCGTTACCCCGTTATTGCAGGATGTGTCGGTATCGCTTTTGCGGAACACCAATGTTAATGACTATGAATTGGCGTTTTTTCAGGTAGGCGCTGTTGACTCAAACAATGTGTCTGGTCGTGTACTTGTTTCAACAGCAAGTGCAACAGGAGGCGCTGTTATCAACGTAGGCGTAAAAATCAGCACAAAGGCGTATTGATATGGCAACATACTTTTGGGTTGGTGGAACAGGCACTTGGAACAATTCAAGCACAACGAATTGGTCTTTACTTTCTGGTGGCATTGGCGGTGCTGGCCCACCTTTATCAACTGACATTGTAAATTTTGATACCAATTCAGGAACTGGAACTTGCACAACTGCGGCTGGGTCTGCTTGTGCTACGGCTACATTGAACAGTGCAACATTGGGCTTGACGCTAGGTGCAGCCCATTCAATGAGTGGCACTTTTACCCTGACCCAAGGAACTTTGAGCTTGGGTAGTTTTAAGTTGACTTGTAATATCTTTAGCTCGTCCAACGCCAATACGCGATCTATTGCGTTTGGGACAGGGGATATTACGTTAACAGGCAATGCCGCGACTATTTTTACAACTGCAACGGCTACTAACTTTAGCGTTTCAGGAACGCCAGTTATTAACGCAACTTACAGCGGATCAACAAGTACACGAACTATATCTTTGGGCAACATGGGCGAAGCTAACGCCATAAGCGTTAACGTAACCGCTGGCGCTGATATTGTGTCTTTGGCGACAACTTCTGGTTCGTATAAAAACGTAAACTTTACGGGCTTTAGCGGTTCAATGACGTTTAACAACTCGTTAAGTATTTTTGGCAATTTAACCATTTCAACTGGTATGACGTTAAATGCTGCAACAGCAACAGTTACTTTTGCGGCTACATCAGGTATTCAAAATATAACCAGTAACAATAAATCATTTGACAACCCATTTATCGTAAACGCTGTCGGTGCGACTGTACAACTGGTAGACAATTTCACCACTGGCCCAACTCGTACAGTCACGTTCACTGCTGGTGATTTACACATAAACAATCAGACGTTAAGCACAGGATTGTTTAGCTCATCTAATAGCAATACTAGAACTATTGATTTTAAAAGTGGAAATATTACCGTCACAGGAAACAGCGCAACTGTTTGGACAACTTCTACTTCTACAGGACTATCTATTTTAGGAACGCCAACAGTTAACGCTACTTACTCAGGCTCAACAGGTACGAGAACAATTACAACGTCTAACAGCACAACAGATGCCAACGCTATTAACTTTAATATTTCAGCAGGGACAGATACCGTAGCTTTGGGTCAGCGTTATGGCACATTAAACTTTACTGGTTTTAGTGGAACTTTAACCAATACCGCAAGGTTTATCTATAGAAATTTAATTATTTCTTCTGGCATGACTTGCACAGCAGGCACAAATGCAACAACTTTTGCAGGCACGTCAGTTACACAGCAAATTACCACCAATAATAAAACGCTAGATTTTCCATTGTCCTTCAATGGCGCTGGTAGCACGTTTGCTTTTCAAGATACGCTTACTCAAGGTTCAACACGGGCCTTCACAATTTTTGAAGGAACGGTTCAACTTAAAGCTAGTGTGACTAGCACAGTCGGTTCTTTTGTTGCAAATACCGCAAACACAAAAACACTTCGTTCAACAACGCCTGGCACTCAAGCCACAATATCACAGGCTAGTGGCACAGTAACTGTGTCTGACCTAACCATCCAAGACTCAAATGCTACAGGAGGCGCGTCTTGGACAGCTTATGCTGACTATGAAAATATTGATGCTGGCAACAATGATGGATGGGATTTCAGCTTATCACCACCCTATGCAACTTATGAACCTCCAATTATCATAAGATCGTTTACACAACCTCGGAGATTTTGACATGACTATGAACCTTAAAGCCGTTACAACTTGTTTCGGCTATCAACAGATCACAACCTTGACTGCATCTACTGCTTTGACAGTCCCCGTCAATTCACCAGATGGCTTAAACGCTAAACCCGTGTTGGCTTTGATTGTGGCCGAAGGCGCTCCAGTGCGTTGGCGTGATGACGGAACAGCCCCTAGCGCCACTGTTGGTATGCCAATTGCGGTTGGAGTGCCGTTTCAATACGATGGCGATTTGACAAAGATTCGGTTTATTCAACAATCCTCAAGTGGGATTTTGAACATAAGTTATTACTCATAAATGTTTAACCTAATCCATCCCGTCATGGCGTTAGTGATTGTTCTGGTCTTTGACCAGTTCGGGCTAAGTCTTGTCGGTGCTGTGCTTGTTTCTGCTTTCTTTGCTGGTCGTGAACACGCCCAAGCAGAATACAAGTGGATTGAGCATTACGGCAACGGCAAACGTGCCAACATGAAGTGGTGGAATGCTTTTGAGCCAAGGGTTTGGGATTTCCATTCTTGGTTTTGGAATTTGGTTGCGCCTATCGGTGTAGCATTTAGTTTCGTTTTGTTGTAAGATAACAAAAACCTGTATCGGCCCAGTAGACCGAGGAATCTTAGGATTCAGAAAACATGACTGAAGAAGTCCAACAAAACCTAGCGGAAGTTGACTCCGCGCCAGCTCCTGAAGTGACGGCCACTCCCGAGACTGAAGTTCAAACGTCGGAAACGCCAGAAGTAGTATCTAAGACATTTTCGCAAGAGGAACTAGACGCTGCGATAGGCAAACGCCTCGCAAGAGAGCAACGTAAGTGGGAAAGAGAACAAGCAAATCGCCAGTCTGAACAACAGGTGATGAAAGCTGCTCCAACTGCGTCCGTTGATCAGTATGAAAGCCCAGAAGCCTATGCGGAAGCATTGGCCTATCAAAAGGCTGAAGAATTGATCGCCAAACGTGAATCAGCCAAACAGCAATCTGCCGTTCTTGAGAGCTACCATGACCGTGAGGAAGAGGCTCGGAGTAAGTACGATGACTTTGAACAAGTTGCGTATAACCCGAAACTTCCAATTACGAACGTGATGGCAGAAACGATCCAGTCTTCGGACATTGGACCTGAGTTAGCATACTACTTAGGTTCTAATCCCAAAGAAGCAGATCGCATCTCACGCATGACGCCACTTGTACAGGCAAAAGAAATTGGGAAGATTGAGGCTAAATTAGCATCTGATCCACCAGTTAAAAGAACTACGTCAGCGCCAGCGCCTATTTCGCCTGTCACAGCCCGATCCACTGGATCGCCTGCTTATGACACTACTGATCCTCGGTCTACCAAGGCTATGACGGATTCGCAGTGGATTGAAGCAGAACGGCTAAGACAACGAAAGAAGTGGGAAGCGCAGAACCGCTAAATCAACATTTAAAGGACTTTTTCCATGTCTAACAGTATTCTGACCATTGACATGATTACTAGAAAAGCTCTCGAAATCCTCGAGAACAACCTAGTACTCACCCGTAACGTGAACCGCCAGTACGACGATAGCTTTGCTGTCGAAGGTGCGAAGATCGGTTCAACCCTCCGTATCCGTTTACCTGACCGCGCTTTGGTGACTGACGGTGCAGCCTTGCAAGTGCAAGATGACAACGAGCAGTTCACCACTTTGTCTGTAGCCAGCCAAAAGCACATTGGTGTCAACTTCACATCTGCTGAATTGACCATGCAATTGGATGACTTCGCAGAGCGTGTGTTGAAGCCCCGTATTAGCCAATTAGCATCTTCCATTGATGCTGACGTTGCTAATGCTTACAAAACCATCGGTAACACTGTTGGCACACCTGGCACTACTCCTTCTACTTCTTTGGTCTTGTTGCAAGCCCAACAGAAACTGAACGAAAACGCTGCTGTGATGTCACCACGTTACGCTACCGTTAACCCTGCCGCTAACGCTGGTTTGGTTGAAGGCATGAAAGGTTTGTTCAATCCTACCGACACTATCAGCAAGCAGTTCAAGAACGGCATGATGGGTACTGGCGTGTTGGGCTTTGAAGAAGTCAACATGTCTCAGTCAATCAAGCAACATTCAACTGGCACTCGCGCCGCTACGGGTAACACCACTGGCGCTGCTGTGACCACTGAAGGTGCATCTACTCTGACATTGACTGTCGGCTCTAGTGAGACCATCGCTGTTGGTGACGTGTTTACGATTGCTGATTGCTACGCTGTGAACCCACAAACCCGTGAATCCACTGGTTCGTTGTTCCAGTTCGTGGCTTTGGCTTCTTCAACAAGCAGCACAACTGCTACTGTTACCGTTGCTCCTATGTACTCAGCATCAAGCGCTTTGGCAACCATGTTGACATTGCCTGCTAATGCCAAAGCTGTTGTGTTTGTTGGAACTGCTTCTACCCAGTACCCACAGAACTTGGTCTATCACAAAGATGCGATCACTTTTGCTACTGCTGACTTGTTGCTCCCACAAGGTGTTGACATGGCTGCTCGTGCGGTTCATAACGGTATCAGCTTGCGCGTTGTTCGCCAGTACGATATCAACAATGACCGTATGCCTTGCCGTATTGACGTACTGTATGGCTTCAGCACCATCCGTCCACAAATGGCTTGCCGCATTTGGGGCTAAATTGAATGCCCCTTCGGGGGCTTCATTCCGTAACTCTTTTTAAGGATATATATCATGGCATTACCTAATGGCGCAGGCGGTTACCAAATTGGTGACGGCAATCTGACTGAAATTCAAATGAACACCCAAGCTACCCCAGCAACGGCAACTGTCACGGCAACGTTGACAACTACCCAATTGCTGAACGGTATCATTTTGGGAACTCCTACTACAACCGCAGCCGCATACACACTGCCTTTGGCTACTGATCTAGACGCTGTTGTGTCTAGCGCCAAAGTTGGTAGCAGCTTTGAGTTTGTAGTAGTTAACACCAACGGTTCTGGTGCTGGCGTGATTACCATCACTACCAACACTGGATGGTCAATTGGAACATCAGGCTCACAAGGCTTGATGACCGTTACCACTGCTGGTACTGCTCAAAACTATCGCGCAGTGAAAACTGGCGATGGCGCTTGGTCTTTGTACCGCGTTGGCTAAAACTTAATGGGGGCTTCGGCCTCCATTTTTAAAGGACTAAATCATGCCAAATACTATTGCTGTGGGCGTTGCGTTTGAAGACGCACAACTTAATGGCGCAATTATGGGTAAAACTGGAGGAACTGCAGGTTTCTTCGGTGCTAATCCAACAACTAAGCCTGCGGCCAACACCGCTGCCTTAACTACAATCACGTCTACTGCACCTGGTACGCCAGACTTTGCAATTCAAGATTTGACTCAAACAACCCCATTTGGTTTTGTTACCAAAGATGAGGGTAATTCAGTGTTGTCGGTGATTGCAAATTTGCAAGCGCGAGTAACGCAATTAGAAACTAAACTTCAAACTCTTGGTTTGTTGTCTTAAACCAAAGGGGGCTAATCACCCCCTTCTTTAACTTATGGCTATTATTTACATGTCTCACCCAGTTCACGGTGCAAAGGTTGCCACTATGGAACTTGAGGCTGTATATGATGAAGAAAATGGTTGGACAAGGTATACTTTGGATACGCCTGTAATTGAAGAAGAGGCGGCTCCTGTTGTGAATACATTGGAAGTTAAGCGTAGGCGTGGCCGCCCTGCTGTAGAGGTGGTCGAACAAGGAGCGTAATAATGGCCACATACACGGCTGGCGATCAAATCAATAGGGCATTGCGATTGCTCGGCGTATTGGCTGAAGGTGAAACCCCATCGGCATCGGTTTCGCAAGACTCGCTCATGGCTTTAAACCAGATGATCGACTCGTGGAATACCGAGCGATTGGCTGTTTTTAGCACTCAAGATCAGATATTTACTTGGCCTGCTGGGTTTATTAACCGCACTCTTGGCCCAACTGGTGACTTTGTTGGCAATCGTCCTATCTTGTTGGACGATGCTACTTACTACCGTGACGCAGGCACTAATGTGTCATTCGGTATAAAAATGATTAACCAACAGCAGTACGATGGTATTGCTGTTAAGACGGTAACGTCTACTTACCCACAAGTGTTGTTTACCAACATGACATATCCTAATATTGATATGTACATCTATCCCAAGCCTACAAGGGACTTGGAGTGGCACTTTATTTCGGTGGAAGAACTAACTCAGCCTGCTACCCTAGCAACTGATATTTTGTTCCCACCAGGCTATCTAAGGGCGTTTACCTACAACTTGGCTATGGAAATAGCGCCTGAGTTTGGTGTTGAACCAAGCCCACAAGTGCAACGCATAGCCATGACATCTAAGCGCAATCTCAAGCGCATCAACAACCCAGATGACGTAATGTCCATGCCTTACGCCATTGTCGCTTCTCGTCAACGATTTAACATTTACGCAGGAAACTACTAATATGGCCACCATTGCAATTTCAGCCCTCCCTGTAGCGACCGCTGCCGCTACCACTGACGTTTTGCCTATTGTCCAAGGCGGAACAACCAAACAAGTCACCAACGCGCTGTTGTTTACCAACTCAACATTGGTAGCGCCTGCGCTTGGAACGCCTGCTAGTGGCACTTTGACCAACTGTACAGGCTTGCCTGTTGCAACGGGCATAAGTGGATTGGGGTCAGGTATAGCCACATTTTTGGCTACACCAACTAGCGCCAATTTAGACGCTGCGGTTACTGACGATACAGGAGCTGGCGTATTAGTATTTTCAAATACACCAACTTTAGTTACGCCTGTCCTTGGCGCGGCTACAGGTACAAGTCTTGTATTGAGCAGCTTTAATGCGGTAAGCGCCGCCGCCCCAACGATTGCAAGCGCGACAACAATTGCCCCAACAACTCCAATTTCTTTTGTTTCAGGAACAACAGCAGTTGTAACCATCACAGCACCAAGCCCAATTTCTGCTGGCGGTGGTGCTGTTGTATTGATTCCAACTGGCGCGTTTACTTGGACAACCGCAGGAAATATTGCTGTGGCGGGTACAGCAGTAGTGAGTAGGACATTGACAATGACCTATGACGCTACGACAACCAAGTGGTATCCAAGTTACGTCTAACATGAAAACACCGATTCTTGGAAGCGCCTATGTTGCTCGCAGTATCAACGCTGCGGATAACCGCATGGTTAATTTGTTTCCAGAAATCATTCCTGAAGGCGGAAAAGAACCAGCGTTTTTGAATCGTGCGCCAGGCCTAAACTTTCTGCAAACCGTAGGCACTGGACCTATTCGTGGGTTATGGGCACACCAAACAAACGGTACAGATTTCTTTGTTGTGTCTGGTACTGAAGTTTATAAATTAAGTGGCTTAACGAGTACACCCGTCAAAATTGGTAATGTGTCTGGCACTGGTCCTGTAAGCATTGCTGACAATGGCGCAGTAATCTTCTTTGCTTGTGATGGTCCAAGCTACACATATTACGAACCGACAGGCGCGTTTGACCAGATCACAGACGTTAACTTCCCTGGCGCAAAGACGGTTAGTTACTTAGACACCTTGTTTGTGTTTAACGAACCCTACAGCCAACGCATTTGGAGCGTAGACACCATCAATCCTGCCAATGGTAACTACATCTATCCTTTGGTTTTTAATGCCTTAGACTTCTCATCTGCTGATGGATCGCCTGACGGTGTGGTGGCGGTCAACGCTGACCACCGACAGTTATGGGTATTTGGAACTGATTCGACTGAAGTTTGGTACAACGCAGGGCTTGCCAACTTCCCATTAACGCCCATCCAAGGCGCGTTTAATGAGATTGGATGTGTGGCTGCCTTCTCGGTTGCAAAGCTCGATAACACCCTATTCTGGCTAGGCACAGATGCCCGTGGTCAAGGTATTGTTTATCGCGCTAATGGATACGCTGCAACTCGTGTCTCAACACATGCGATAGAGTACGCAATCGCCCAATACGGCAATATTGCAGATGCTTTGGCCTACACTTACCAAGAAGAAGGTCATTCTTTTTACATGCTGACATTTCCAAGCGCTAACGCGACTTGGTGCTATGACGTATCGACACAGGCTTGGCATGAACGTGCGGGTTGGGTCAATGGTGACTTTACGCGCCACCGTAGCAATTGCCAATGTAACTTTGGTGGCAACATCATTGTTGGTGACTTTGAGAATGGCAACATCTACACGCTAGACCTTGATGTATATGCTGACAACGGTCAGATACAAAAATGGTTGCGCTCTTGGAGAGCGTTGCCAACAGGCACAAATACTCTTAAACGCACTGCCCAACACAGCTTACAACTTGATTGTGAGACAGGCGTTGGATTGGATTTATACCCTGCGTATGACGGTAATGAAAACATAGATACCGAATCAGGGTTAGACCTTGTGGCTGAATATGTGCAAACGTATTTGGTTACGCAATCTGGGGTTACATTGACCACTGAAGCAGGGGACGGGTTTGAACCTCTAGGTCAGTATGACTTACCAGATACCGACATTAGTGGGTACAACTTGGTTACTACGGGCTATCCAGCAGCGCCAGGCTACAACCCAGAGGTCATGTTGCGTTGGTCTGATGACGCTGGCCACACTTGGTCAAACGAGCATTGGTCACAGATGGGCAAGATTGGCGCTTATGGCCACCGAACATTTTGGAGACGTTTGGGCATGACTTTGAAGTTGCGTGATCGGGTCTATGAGATTTCTGGAACTGATCCCGTCAAGATTGCCATTGTTGGCGCAGAACTCCTAATTTCACCGACTAATGCGTAATGGCTACAAGCATTAACCAAATTACCGCGCCCCGTGTTGATTTTCTTGATCCAAACACAGGAAAAATCTCGCGTGAATGGTATATGTTTTTGTATAACCTGTACACCATTACGGGCGCAGGCATAGGGATTACCCCAATCATCAATGGTGGCACAGGGCTAGGCACAGTTCCTACAAATGGCCAACTGCTAATCGGCAACGCAGGCACATATACCTTAAACACACTAGGCTTTGGCACTGGTATCTCAGTTACCAACGGTCTAGGAACAATAACCGTTACCAATACCTTGCCAGACCGCACAGTGGTATTAACAGGTGCTGGCACGACAACCGTTACGGGTACTTACCCAAACTTTACGATTACTTCAAATGATGCGTTTGTTGGCACTGTTACTAGCGTAAGCGGTACTGGAACGGTCAACGGCATCACATTAAGCGGTACGGTTACAAGTTCAGGCAGTTTGACACTTGGTGGCACTTTAAGTGGCGTTAGTCTGACCAGTCAGGTAAGTGGGATTTTGCCAGTAGCCAATGGCGGTACTGGATTGGGGGTTGGTTATCTTGTAGCAGGCCTTCCTACAGCAGGAACGGTTGGGCGTAGAACTTGGGTAACAGATGCGTTAGCGCCTGTATTTCTGGCTGCGCCTACAGGCGGTGGCGCAGTAGTTTGCCCCGTGTTTGATAATGGCAGTGCTTGGGTAGTTGGTTAAAACGATTACTATTGGAATAAAATGAACTTTATTGAACCTGAGATCAAGCATCACTTTGGCGGAGGAATTTACGCCAAAGAGACTTTTATTCCAAAGGGAAAGTGGTTAGTTCAGCACACGCACAAATTTGATCATTTGTCGGTGCTTGCCAAAGGTTCTATTGAATTGATTGTTGATGGACAAGTATCGGTGGTTCATGCGCCTGCTTGTCTGACAATTTCTGCTGGTAAACATCACGGCGTTAAATCGCTGACAGATGTTGTCTGGTACTGTATTCACGCAACGGATTGCACTGATGAAGATAATATCGACGAAGTAATAATCGCTGATGTTGACAATCGTCAAGTGCAAGAAATTGCTAAATGTTTGACTGAAGGAGTTTAATATGGCTTGGATGATGCCCGCAGCAATTATCGGTAGTTCTTTACTTGGTTCAAGTGCGGCTAGTAGCGCCGCCAATACGCAAGCTGACGCTGCAAACCGCGCGGCTGACTTGCAATATAAGATGTTTCAAGAACAACAGGCTACTCAAAGGCCTTTTTTAGAGGCGGGTGGCAGAGCGCTTACAAAACTTGAAGGCGCTGTTGATTACAAGCCTTTTAGTTATAACGCCATGAGCGCAGACCCTGGCTATCAATTTCGATTGTCAGAAGGAATGAGAGCGCTTGGCCGTCAAGCTGGCGCGCGTGGTGGTGCAGTCTCTGGTCAATCGTTTAAAGCATTGCAAGACTACGCACAGAACGCCGCGTCTGGTGAGTTTACAAACGCATTCAATCGTTATCAATTAGAACGTCAAGCTCGTCTAGGGCCTTTGCAATCATTGGCGGGTGTTGGTCAAACAGCGGCCAATACAATGGGCGGAAATGCAGGCGCTTACGGAACAAACGTAGGCAATCTAATGACTGGTGGTGCGGCAGCGCAAGCAGCGGGGCAAATGGGTCAGGTAAATGCTTTGACTGGTGGTTTGGGTACATATTTAAATTATGGCCAAAATCAATCGCGAAATTCTTTATTGCAACAGGCATTAAGTCGTAATCAACCAAGTGCGGGTGGCGGTATTACAAGCCAAGCAATGTTAGCCCCGACTTATACCGACGTATACGGTGGTGGTGAGATACCTATGGGTTACGCAAACTTTTAAGGAATAAATATGGCAATTGATCCATCAATCGCGCTTGGCTTTAAACCACTTCAAATTACTCAACGCGATCCTATAGCGGATTACGCGCAGGTGCAGCAAATTCAAAGTGCGCAACGCCAAGACGAAGTTAGCCAAATGCAGCTTGACCAGATGCGTCGCGACGAAGAAACGATGCGACAAATTCAAGCTAAATCTGTTGAACACGGTGGTCCGTCGGATATAAACGCGATTGCTGACGCTTATCTTAAATCTGGCAACCCCAAATTTGTTGAATTTGGCGTTGGGCTAAGACAAAAATTAGATGAAAAAGCGCAGTTTGCAAAGATCATGTCGATGGGCCAGCCTACCGCCACGCCTGCTCCGACAAATATGCCAACCGCCGCGCCAAGTGGCGCGTTAGGTTCTGGCACGTTTGGAATTATGCCTACGGCTAACAATTTAGCGCCCGCTGTCGCCGCGCCCGCGCCCGCGCCGTCGGTTAATGCTTTAGCTAATCCTGCTGTTGGGCCTGATGTGGCTATGTTGCGTCAAAAACGCGACGCGCTGTTATCAATGGGTACGCCACAAGCTATTGCGGCTGCCCGCGCGCTTGACAGCGACATCAATTTGGCGTCTAGAGAATCGCCTTCGGCCATACGTGAATTTGAATACGCAAAACGAAATGGCTATTCAGGAACGTTTGCGGATTTCAAAACACTCCATGCGCCGCGTACGACCGTTAATGTGCCCGTCAATGTCAGCACAGAGAAAAAATATGGCGAGCAGTTTGCGAGCAAAATGGCCGATACTGATATCGCCAAAATGACTACGGCTGAAAAAGCGCCTCAGTTGGCAGAGAGCGCTAACAGAATCATTGATTTGGTTAATCAAGGCAACGTATTTACAGGCCCTGTTGCAGACGTTAAATTAAACATTGCGCGGGCGTTAAATGTCGTAGGCGCAAGCAACAACGAAAAAATTGCCAATACTGAATCGCTTATTGCCGCTACAGGGCAAAGCACTTTGGATGCAATTAAAGGTGCTGGCCTTGGAACTGGTCAAGGGTTTACAGATAAAGACCTTAAATTCTTGCAAGGTGTTGCGGGCGGCAAGATTGAACTTACCGCACAAACTCTTACGGAACTGGCCAGACTTCAACACCAAACTGCTACCCGCAGCGCAGAAGCATGGAACACACGCGCCAAACAATTGCCTAAATCTTCAGTTGAAGGAACAGGCCTTTCTATTGAGCCGATTAAAGTCCCGCCGTTATCGCCTAGTGCAATGTTTGCGGTTAACCCAAAGACAGGCGAACGCAGACAGTCGCTTGATGGTGGCAACACTTGGACACCAGTAGGAGCTAAATAATGCCTTTACCACCTGGGTTTGAACTTGAACAAGCCGCGCCACTGCCACAAGCTGCAGGCGTAAAATTGCCGCCAGGCTTTGAAATGGAAACCAGCAGTGGTATTCCAAAAACACGTCGGTCATTTTCAGATGTGCCAGGTGAAGCCTTAGCAAATATTGGCCCAAGCGCGGTAAATTTTTACAAAGGTTTGGTAACCGCGATTACAAACCCCGCGCAAACGGCAATGGGTGTGTTGGATGTTGGCGCAGGTGCATTGCAAAATTTGTTGCCTAAAGACCTTGTTGATTTGGTTAACCGAATTGACAACAATCCTGAGGCAGCCAAACGCGCCGTTGACACAGCAAATGCTGTTGGCGGTATGTACAAGGATCGTTACGGTAGCGTAGAGGCGTTAAAAAACACTTTGGCGACCGATCCTGTCGGCGCGGCGTCTGATCTATCTACACTATTTACTGGCGGCGCAGCGGCGACGGCGCGCGTAGCGCCTACAGTGTCAAAAGTAATGGGTACGGCGGGTAAATACACTAACCCCTTGTTACCAGTTACTACTGCCGCTAATTACGGGTTGGCGTTGGGCGCGAAAGGCGCAGGCAATGTGATTGACGCGATTACTGGTGAACGCGCAACAACCCGCGCGGGTACTATTGTGCGTAACGCGTTGACCGAAGAAGGCCGAGTGCCGCAAAATTTAGCCGCCGCACAAAATGCGTTGGCGGCTGCACAACCAGGCATGACAGTGCGACAGGCTTTGGCCGATGTAACGTCACCTCAAGTGCAATATCTTGGCCAAACAGTCGAATCTAAGACCGCCCCAGGCCGCGCGTTGTCTACTCAGCAAGCGCAAGAAACGGAACGCATGGCGCGGTTGCAAGCGGTTACACCTGATTTGCAAGCCGCCGAAACAGCGCGGCGAAATGTGTCTAAGCCGTTTTATAACGCAGCCACGCTGCCGTTAACTCCAGTTAACACCGCGCCGTTGACGCAACAACTTGATACGATTTTGGCCGCAAATCTTGGCAACGCTAAACTTGTGTCTGCATTGAATCAAGTAAAAACAGGCTTACAAGCTAGCAGTAGCGCAGAACAAGTCTCCTCGGTATTGGATAACCTCAAAGATTTAATATCTAGCAAAGACAATAAATTTATTGTTAGCAATTTGGTTGACGTCAAAAAGACAATTGAAAAAGCGTTGCCTGGGTACGAACAAGCCCAGCAAGTTTTTGCTATTGCATCGCCCCCTGTCAATCAAGCTAAAGTCTTGGGCGCAATGCAAGATGTTCTTACGCAGCCCCTTGGCGCAGGCGAACGCGCAGGGCCATTTATGACCGCGCTAGGCCGTGGTGAAACAGCGTTGCTTAAAAAGGCTACTGGCGCGGCAAGATATGACGATCTAAGTCAAGTGCTGTCACCGCAACAAATGGGCGTTGTCAAAGGAATTGAGTCAGAATTAAAACGCAATGCTGAAGTGGTGCGTCAAACTCAAGCTGGCGCGGATGCCATGAAAATAATCTTGGAAGCTAACCAGTCCAAGTTTAGTTTGCCTAGTTTCTTAGACGTCAAAGTAACGGTGACAAACCAAATGCTTGATCTTCTTAAAGACAAAATGAGCGCAAACGTATTAAAAGAACTTGAAAAAGGTTTTCAATCCGCGCAAGACTTTCAGGAATTATTGAAAAAAGTCCCCGCATCTCAACGCATTGATGTGCTTAGAGCACTTGGCCAAGCTAATCTAAGCCCAACTAAATTAAACGTTATTGCCCAAACGCAAAACGCGCTTGCGCCTGCTCAATCATCTATAAACTCACTAGCACCATGAACACCATAGACGCAACCGATGCCAAATTGTCGGCACATGAAGAAGTTTGTGCAATGCGTTACGAGCAAATCAATGCTCGGTTAAAACGCTTAGAACAAATAATTATCAACGCTTGCGGTGTCTTATTGATGGGCATGGGTGGCGTGATATTTACTTTTATGACGCATAAATGATGTGGAACCGATTACTCTTACCTTTGCGGCTTGCAAACTAGCCTATGAGGGAATTAAGACGGCCGTTGAGGTCTACAAAGATGTCAAGAGGACTGGCGGTGAGGTTACGGGTATTGCTGGCGAAGTCGGTGGGTTACTCTCGAAATTCTTTCACGGTCAAGACCAGATAGAAGAAGCGCATAAACAAAAACTAGAAGAGACGCGAGAGTTAGCAAGCCAAGGAAAAGTAAAGAATGTAACAATCCAAGCGATTGACAATGTAATGCACTTACGCCAAGTAAGACAGTATTACAAAGACTTGGAACACATGGTTCGCTACGAGCTAGGGATGCCAGACTTGTGGGTAGAGATAAAAGCAGAACGCGAACGACTCATTGCTGAAGCATTAGAAGTCGAAATGCTACATAAACAAGCCACCCAACAAGCTGAGTCAAAGCGACAAGAAAAGATAAGAAGAATAAAAGACAAGATACATATATACATTGCAGGCGTTATTGCAGTCATTTATGTATACATATCTGTCTGGTGTTTAACTTGGCTGGTGGAATATGACAGGAAATGGCGATGGGGATACTGATATGGGAAATTGCTGTTATGGTGGTTGTGACCATACTTATCATTGTGGTGGTAGGTGGTGCGACTTGGTTTGTCAGGGAACATGATAAACGCGCTAATTACTATAAAAAGCAAGCAGAAATTTGTTGGAGAGATAAATGAATGACTTACTTGGTTTACTCAAAGGTATTGCGCCCACGCTGGCAACTGCTGTTGCTGGTCCTCTGGGTGGCATGGCGGTGTCCGCTTTGGCTTCTAAGTTTGGTGTCTCCGATACTGTCGAATCCGTTGCAAAAGCGATTGCTGGTGATCCGCAGGCGGCTCAAAAGATTGCTGAGATGGAATTAGAGTTTGCCAAGTTAGCTGCGGATGCAATGAAAAATGAAAATAACAATATCACAGAACGCTGGAACGCAGACATGGCTAGTGACTCTTGGTTGTCCAAAAACATACGCCCCATGAGCCTTATAGCCATCTTTGTGGGCTATTTCCTCTTTGCCATGATGTCAGCCTTTGGTTACAACGCAAACGAATCCTACGTAACTTTGCTAGGAAATTGGGGCCAATTAATTATGGGGGCTTATTTTGCAGGCAGAACGGTAGAGAAGCTAGCAGAGATGCGAAAGAAATAATATGTTGCTATCACCACATTTCTCACTAGAAGAGTTAACACACACTGATCACCGCACCATTGAGAACGTGCCAAACAGTAGCGAGATAAATAACCTTAAACGTGTTGCTGACTTGCTAGAAGAAGTTAAAACATTATTGGGTGGTAAGCCAATCATAGTTAACTCAGCATTTCGCTGTAAAGAATTGAATGATGCGGTGGGTTCAAAAGACACATCTCAACATCGGGTAG